GATTTCTAAATGTTAATGTTATGAAATTTGTATCATCTTTATTAGTGAATCTCATATACCTTACATCAGCTGCTACGTAATGTCCTGCTGAAGCAACAGCCGAACTAAATGTAGCTATTGTAGACTCAGCGGTTGTAATAGTTATTATTCTTTTTGATATTTCATTAATACTTGATATTCTTTTAGTATTAATAGCTCCTTGCTCTGTTCCGTTTAATTTTATCGACTCAACAACTCTTACTGTCATTGTAGCACTTGATAATGTTGACGCCATTTATTCTCCTTTATTAAAATCTATTACCATAAATTAGCAATATACCGCTTATAAACACGAACCAAAATCCAAGCCAAAACGCAGTATATAATTCCAATTAGAACCTCCAATTAACTCCTGTGCTAATATTATATTCTTCACGACCATAATAACTTAGCTTAGTACCCTCAATAAAAACCCCAATATGCTCACTTAGATTAGCTCCAACCAGAGCGCCAACGTCATATTGAATGTCATTACCATCATACGATTTCTCTGTCAAACCAACAGTCGATGGAAATGCATTGACCCATACATGAGAATAATAATTGTTATTCCCAAAATAAAAATCTAACCCTATTACTATACTCGCTTCAGCTTGCCAATCTTTTTCTTTATTATCTTCATTATATTGATTTATAATATTTGGCATATGATATTGATGAAACTCTGCATCAGAAAAAGCCACTGCATCGCCGTTAGGGTTCTCCCAATAATAATTAGTTCCCTCAGTATAATACACCCAATAACCTTCCTCTGTATATTCATCAGTCTCAATCCAAACATAATAACTATCTATTTCTCCATTTTGGTTTAAATCAAATGTAGGAACTTCAAAATCTTCATAACCATATTCATATGCAAGTTCCCACCAAGGTAAATCATAATCAGCATAAGCAGGATGTCCATATATTGGATGTCCCATTATATTCGCACCTACAGATAATAAAGCTGAACCTAAACCAAATTTAAATCTACCATCAATAGAAGTTAATTGTAAATCTCTACTTCCCTTATCTAAATATTTAACTTTTGCAACTAAATTATCATTTGACCATTTTAACCAAAATTCTTGGTCAGTAAAGTCATGACCTTGGTTACGAACAGAACTTACTGAAAAAAGGTATTCTAGTCCTTGTACAGCACCAAATAAAGCATTATCACTTAATTGTTTTTCATTACCTTTATAAAAATTACTTTTAACTTGATATGGAAATAATGCAATCTTCCTTATTCCGAATGTATATTTAAAGTCATCTTCTATATTTAATCCACCATTTATGTAGGGTGTGCCCATTGAAGCAGAACCATAAATAGTCGAATTATCAAAAAAACTACCAAAGCATAAACTACTTGCCAAAACCAAATACGAAATATATCTCGCATATAGCATTAAAATCTCCCTCCTGTATTTTTGCGTTCTAATTTATTAATTCTTTGTTCAAAAACATTTATACTATTTGAAAGATTATCAAGTTTTAATTCTATACCTGATAAATCAACTTCTGGTATATCTACTTCTTTATCTTTAAGTTTACTTAATTCTTTTTTTATATATTCTAAATCAGAAGCTAATGGAGCAAGTTGTTTTACCAATCCTTTTATTTCTTCAAACATTTCATCATATTCATCCAATTTATATGATATAATCTTTAAATCTCCAGCGCTTTTTAAAGTATTTAATTCATTGACTACATAATCATATTCCATTCTATTTGGATGATTATTAGAATCTATCTCATTTAATTTACCTGTAATGCTAAAATATGTAGCAGAGGCAGATACTATTACTGCTCCTATTGTTACTAGGAATTTCAAATCAAATGTAAACTTACTTCCTTCTCCTATTTCAGTAGGCATTGACTTCTCCTTTTTAACTAACTTTTCTTCAATGGGTTGTTCATTTAAAACTTCTGTTACTTCATCAATAGTAACAAACTTTTCTTCAATTAATATCTTTCCCAAAGGAACTGACCTATTATAATTAATAGCCTCTTCAGACTGTTTTCTTAATGCATCCTGAAGTTGTTTTTTGTTTATATACCCCTTCAGTAATAATAAGTCTCCTATCTTCATTTTCTCCCATCAATTAATTGCCCCCATAATGAGGTTCTTCCGTTAATTATTTCAACTACTTCTACTTTAAAATCTTTATTTCCAAAAACATCTACAATAGCAAAGGCATGATTCCAATTATGAAGATTACCCCTTAACCATTTATTTTTATCAGAACTCATATCTTTTAAGCATCCCATGCTCCAGGCACTTTGAGTTCCCCCTAAACCTGTATCAGTAAACCTTTGTAGGTCATGTGTATGTCCATACATTATATTTTCCTTATAAGAAGCTAAATGTTTTTTAGCGTGATGAATTGGAACATAATCACCATGTGTAAAATTAAGTTTACCTATTTTAAGTTTCTTTGTAGATACATAAGGCCAATATTCATAACCTCTATATTTAAGATTTAATGCATGTTCCGTCTTAAATTCTGGTAAATATGGATGTTTTATTACAAAATTATCTAACCATAATTCATGATTACCTTGTATAAAATATCTTTTTTTACAGTTTACTTTATCTAGAGATTTATCTATGACATCCATTCCCTTATTAACTTTTGCAACTTCTTTATTTAACATAGGTATCAATACTTCTAATGGAGGTCTTTCCCTGTCTCTCCAATAATGATTACTAAACAATTCCCATTCTCCTGTATCTCCTAAATCAATATATGAATCAGGTTTAACAAGTTCTATCGCCTTACATACAACTCTTATCGCTTTTTTATCATGTAATGGAAAATGTTTATCTGGAGTAACAATAATCCTATTAACAATCGTATTGTTTTTAGTTGTCATACATACCTCTAATTATTTCAAAAAACTATTTCTTCTTTTCTTTCTCAGGTTCTTCTTCTTGCATTGCAGTTAGAACCTCAATTGCTCCTTGCAATTTAATAAACAGTTCTTTTGCTTGCTCTCGTTGAACTTTTAAACTCTCTATCTTCTCTGTATAATCTCTCATATACCCTCATTTTTATAATTTTGGTACAGCTAAATGTCTAACCGCAGACCTTCTTCCTCTAAATTTTTTAATTTTTTGTTCATACATTTGTCTATAGTAATTAGCATATTCTATATCTTCATCATCTTCATATAATCTTGCTTTTACATAACATACAACTGCATTATGCAATGCACTATCTAATCCTAAATCACTTTGAAGATTATCTGTTGTTGCATCTGCTTCTTCATATTTTGCATGATATGTGACTCTTATGCCACTAAGAACATTTGTAGCTGACCATGTACCTGTTTCCCCACCGCCTGGAGTTGATGCGTCTGTAAATCTAAAAGTGTCTTTGCTTACTTTTGTTATTTCATATGTATCATCAAAATTATTAGCAGAAGAATCTATAGTTATACTATCTCCTGTGATTAATCCATGGTCTGCATCTGTTGCTAATATTGTATCACCCTCATCACTAAAAGCAGTTATTGAACCACTACTTCCATCACCTTGAAATGTATCATATTTTTCAGTTGTTCTTTCCCCTGATGTCGCCGTAGTATCTTGAGATAATATCGCTAATCTATTATCATCATTATACCATGTAAAGTAAGTATTTGGATATGTTCTTTTATTTGTGGCCATAATTAATTCCTATTTTAATGTATCATCATCACCACTTGAATTAGTCCAAGTTGCTGAATTTGAATCTGTATCGGCTCTAAGTATTTTATGTGGGTCAGCTAATTTAGGTATCATTACATATCTATTATTTGAATCTAATATTTCAACTTTTAAAATATCAATCATGTCATCAGACAATGTATACCATCTTTGTTTCTTTTTTAAATCTGTTGTTGACTCTTTTGTATAATGCTGTTTCTTTTCACTAATATCAAGAAGAGCATCATTAATTAACCTTAACATATAACTTTCAGACTTAGCTCCAACTGATTCACCTACATCATCAATAATATTTTGTACAGTCATACTTTTAGCCATTATCTATTATTCCTTTCAGCTATATCTTTGTCAATTGTTGTTTGACTAAATTCAACCTTTGTCTGTCCACTCCATGTTGTTCTCATATTTATTTCTTTACTTGGATTATAACTAGGAGCAAATGATTTACCACATTTATTGGAACAATTAAGATTCACATCAGTTTCAACACATTTTTCACAATTTTTACAGTAGTAATATCTCATTTATTTAATCTTTTTTCCCCATTTAACTTGTTCACCAGGTATATTCATTTCAGGAGTTTTAACACCAGCTTTTTTAGGTTTTGAAAGTTTAGGTCTTGCTTCACGTCTATCTTTTCTTTTTTGACGTCTATCATCTCTTCTCTTTTTTGCACGCTTAGCTGCGTCCTTATTAGCTTTTGCAATTGCTTCACGTTTTGTTTTTTGTTTTTCTAAATTAGTTGCTGCTTTAACTTGTCCTCCAGGTATTTTCATTTCATCTGTTTTAACGCCTGCACTTTTATTCTTTTCTCTTAACATTGCCTTAGCTAACTTTCTAGTTACACTTTCTCTTTTCTTTTTTCTATCTTTTTTTCTTTCAGCTCTTTTTTCTTTTGAAAAGAATTTACCTTTTTTAGATGGTTTAAATCCTTCTTTCTTTTCTTTTTTTGACGCCCATTTAACTTGTTCACCAGGAATATCCATTACTTCTCCACCTTCTTTATACATTGGATTTCCAATTGCATTATATCCAGTTTTACCACCGCCTGCATATTCTGTTACATTTCTTGTAGCTCCATCTGAAATAGGAATCCCAGTTTCAGCTGATTCTGCTTTAGCATCAGCAATTCCTTGTTCTGTATAAGCAAATTCTTTATCTCCGACTTTTGGCATCTTTTTCTCCTTTTTATCTGTTGGTAAGTTACCTGTTTTATTTATATAATCCAAAGCAGCTTCATTACCAATAACTGAACTTTTTTTAATTACATATTCTCCGCCTTCAACTTCAATAGGTATTCCACCTTTTTGATGTGAAGGGCCTTTCATTTTCCCATTTTTTTTAGTCATTTATAAATATTCTATATGAAAAACTAAATCTAAATCATCAACAGCACCATAGTCCT